TAAGGTTTATGCATATCAAAGAACATAGAGCTTTATTATTAAGAAAGTCTATGCCTGAGTTAAGAGAATTAATTGATAAGTCTAGGGAGTTATATCCAAAGGCTTTTGCAGGAGCAAAGTTTAGAGAAGTAGAAAAGATATGGAGGTTTCCATCAGGTGCATCATTAGAGTTTGGTTATCTTGATAGAGACGCTGATGTATATAGATACCAAGGACAATCATATACATGGATAGGTATAGATGAATTAACTCAATACCCTACAGAGTTTCCATTACAATATCTACAATCAAGATTAAGAACAACTAATCCAGCAATACAATGTTATATTAGATGTACTGCTAACCCTGGAGGAGTTGGAGGTCATTGGGTAAAGAAAAGATATTTAGACCCATCACCACCAAATGAATCTTTTACAGGACAAGATAAGATAACAAGAAAATTTATACCAGCTAGATTAGAAGATAATCCTTTCTTATCTGCTGATGGTAAGTATGAGCAAATGCTTATGTCATTACCAGCAGTTCAAAGAAAACAATTACTAGAAGGTAATTGGGATGTTGCCGAAGGAGCAGCTTTTGTTGAATTTGATTATGATACACATTGTATCGACCCATATACGTTGCCTAAACATTGGGATAGAGTAAAAGGAATTGACTATGGTTATGCAGCAGAGTCTGCAGTAGTGTGGGCAGCAATAGACCCAAGTGATGAAACATTAATTATTTATAGAGAGTTATATCAAAAAGGTTTAACAGGAGAAGACTTAGCTAAAAAGATTTATGAATATGAAAAAGAAGATAGATTATCAGTTAGAGGTGTTTTAGATTGGGCAGCTTGGAATAGAACTGGAGCAACAGGACCAACAGTTGGAGAAGTATTAGCTACTGCTGGACATAAACTTAGACGAGCTGATAAAAATAGAATACAAGGTAAAATACAAATACATGAACGATTAAAAATAAATGCTAAAGGCAGACCTAAATTACAAATATTTAAAAGCTGTCCTAATTTAATTAGAGAGATTCAATCTATTCCTTTAGACCCTAACAAGCCTGAAGATGTAGATACAAAAGCATCAGACCATGCTTATGATGCATTAAGATATTTAATTATGTCAAGACCTAGAACACAATCGGTTTGGGAGGCTATGGCAGATAAAAAGAAATGGACACCTTCAGACCCAACCTTTGGATATTAATATGCCTATATATACTTTTATAAATAAAAAAACAAATAAAGAATATGATAAAGTTATGTCATATGAGGAGTTAGTAGAATATATTAAACAAGCTCATATAGAACAAGTATTTAAAATGAAAATAACTAGATACTCAGATTCTAATGGTATCAAAGACCAATTTACAGATTGGTGTAAAGATAGTAATATAGATGGTAAGGGTGAGTTTAAACCTCATGGTAAAGCTACAAAAGATTTTAATAATGCGACAAGGGAGAGGAATGAAAAAAATGGTGAATAGAAAAAGGATAAAAGTAAAAAGAAGTAAGGGAGATACTATCTTATCTAATTATCCCTTGGTAGAAATAAAATGGTATGATATAATTTCCGATTCTTCATGGATTACTATTAAAGAATTAAAAGAAATGGAACTACCTATCTGTACAACTAAAGGTCATTTATTAAGTCAAAATAAAGGAATTACTAGAATATTTGGAGATTATGCTGAAGATGATAATGGAGATATAGATGAACTGGGAATGGTAACTTTAATTCCAAATACTGTTATTATAAATATTAAGAAGATAGTTGACAAGACTAGATAAAATTGTTATTATTATAAGTACTTACTAAATTTAAAAGGATTATATTATGGCTACCTATGACCAAATAAGACCTACTTCTGATATGTCTGAAACAGACCCTAAAGAAGATTTAAAAATTTCAGCATTAGTTGCAAACATTAATTCTAAATTCTATCAATGTGAAGCTACAAGAGAAGATGATGAAGATAGATGGTTACAAGCTTATCATAATTATCGTGGAAGATATTATAAGAACGTAGCTTTTAGAGACCATGAAAAATCAAGAGTGTTTGTTAAAGTTACTAAGACAAAAGTTTTAGCAGCTTATGGACAACTAATAGATGTTTTGTTCGGTGCTAATAAATTTCCTTTAACAATTCAAGAAACAAGAGTTCCTGAAGGTGTAGCAGAATATGCTCATCTTAATCCTTTAAAAGAACAAATGGATTCAAGTCAAAATGTTCCAGGTGTTGAAGGTAACATGGATTATATTCCAGGTCAAGGTTTACCAACTGATGATATGTCTCCATCTTCTGTTTTAGGTTTTCCTGGTGATGGAAGAGATTTACCTAAAGGTGCTACGTTTAATGATTTAGAAGATAATTTTTTAGGTGGATTAAAAGAAGAATATGAGGGAGCAGATTTAACAGAAGGACCAGCACCAAGTCCTGAGATGCCTCAAATCAAACCTGCACAAATTGCAGCAAGAAGATTACAAAAATTAATTTTAGACCAAATAGAAGAATCAAATGGAAGTATTCAATTAAGAAATGCTATATTTGAATCTTGTTTATTAGGAACAGGAATTATCAAAGGACCTTTTACTTATAATAAAACTTTACATAAATATGCAGAGTCAGGTAATGGTTCAGCAAGAGAATATAAACCTGAGATTGTTAAAGTTCCTAAAGTAGAATTTGTTTCTATATGGGATTTTTACCCTGACCCAAATGCTAGAAGCATGGATGAATGTGAATATGTAATTCAAAGACATAGATTAAACAGACATCAATTTTTAGATTTAGCAAACAGACCTTTCTTTAGTAAAGAAGCTATTGAAGAATGTATTAAGATGGGTGCTAAATATAATAAAAAATCTTGGGAAACAGATATAGATTTAGAAAAAAGTACATACCCTGATATTGAAAATAATAGATTTGAAGTATTAGAATACTGGGGAACAATAGATGCAATGAGTGCTAGAGAAGAAGGACTAGACATTGATGAAGATATTGAAGACTCAACAGAAGTTCAAGTTAATGTTTGGATGGTTAATGGTAAAGTAATTAGAATTGTAGAAAATCCATTTAAACCTTTTAGAACTCCTTATCAATCTTTTGTTTATGAAAAAAATCCTTATACATTTTTTGGTATAGGTGTTCCTGAAAATATGGATGATGCTCAACAAATTATGAATGGTCATGCAAGAATGGCAATTGATAATTTAGCATTAGCTGGTAATTTAGTATTTGATGTAGATGAATCTGCATTAGCATCTAATCAGACTATGGAAGTATTTCCTGGTAAAATATTTAAAAGACAATCAGGTGTACCTGGACAATCTATTTATGGATTAAAGTTTCCAAATACTGCAGTAGAAAATATGCAGATGTTTGACAAGTTTAGACAACTTGCAGATGAATCAACAGGTTTACCATCTTATTCACATGGACAAACTGGCGTTCAAAGTATGACAAGAACAGCTTCAGGTATGTCAATGTTAATGGGAGCAGCTTCATTAAATATTAAAACAGTTATTAAAAATATTGATGACCAATTAATTAAACCTTTAGGTGAAGCAATGTATCAATGGAATATGCAATTCTATGAAGGTGAATTACCTATACAAGGTGATTTAGAAATTAGAGCAACAGGTAGTTCTTCTTTAATGAAAAAAGAAGTTAGAAGTCAAAGACTAACTATGTTTTTACAAACAGTACAAAATCCTGCGATTGCACCATTTGTAAGAATGTCAGAAGTAATAAAAGAGTTAGCTCATTCTTTAGACTTAGACCCTGAAGAAATAATGAATACAAAAGATGAAGCAGAAATTTACGCTAAAATAATAGGACAACAAAATGTTAACAAAGGAACTAGCCAACAAGCTCCTATCCCTGGTCAACTCGGACCAATGGAAAATAATGGAGGAGTACCTGCAGAAACTGCAGAACCAAACAACCCAGGAAATGGCGAAAGCCCAATTGGACCAGGTAATACACCAATGCCAGGGGAGATGGAATTTACTGGACAAGTTGAAGAACCTGCCTAAACAGGTAAGAGATTTATCTAAAGAAGAATAATAATAGTTGTTGACAATATCAATTATTGTTTCTATAATTAATTAACAGGGGAAACTTATGAAAAGAATAAAAGCTAAAAAAATGGCTACAGGTGGATTAATGTCTATGCCTCCTTTTATTAAAAGTCAAAAGGATGAAGAAGATGGTATTACACCTTATGATGTAAATACACCTAAGAGTTCAAGAAAAGGTTTACCTCAAAGAATATTATCACCATCAAGAACTAGATTTAATAAAGGTGGACAAGCATTTCCTGATTTAGATGAAAGTGGAGATGTAACACAAAAAGATATTTTAATTGGAAGAGGAGTTATAAAAAAAGCTATGGGTGGATTATTAAAAAGAAAAAAATACAGAACTGGTGATGAAGTTTTAGATGAAGATACTTTTGAAGAATATCCTATTAAAGATTTAGAAGAAGAATTAGCTGGAGAACAGGTTAGTGCAAAAGATAAAATTGAATCAAAGAAATTTGAAAAATTAGAAAAAATAAAAGAATCAGGAATTGATTTAACTCCAAAACAAGAAAAAGACTTAGAAGAATACAAAGCTAAAACTAGAAGAGTTGAAGTTGCATTAGGTGGAATGATTGGTGTCGAAAAAGGTAAGTATGACCAACGACCTGATTATCAAGCATATGCCGAAGGTGATATAGTTGAAGAAGAAACTATGGAAGAAGAAGTACCCATGGAAATGGATATGGAAGATTCATTATTAGAAAAGCCAGTTGGTATGGATGAAGAAATGGAAGAAGATATTACGGATGAAGATATGGAAGGTATGGATGCAATTATAGATACCTCAGCTTTATCAGAAGAAGAAGAAACATTATTGGATGAAGCAGTAGATATGCACCCTGAATTAGAAGCTATCATTCCAAAATTAGTTGCAACAGAATTTACAGATGATGGAGAAGTAGAAGGACCAGGTACAGGAACTTCAGACTCTATCCCAGCATTGTTATCAGATGGAGAATTTGTCTTTACAGCCAAAGCAGTAAAAAGTATTGGTGTAGATAAGTTAAGAAAGATGATGGCACAGGCAGAAGAATCTTTTGATGCTGGAAATCAATCTCAAATAGACCAAGAGATAGTATAATAGAATTTGTAGAGAAGGTAATCTCTACGGATAGACAAGCTACCTTATAATTTATTATAAGCCCTTGTAGCTTCGTTTAAAAAACATTACCAATTTTAGCTACCTTCACAGTTAAAAGAAGCCCTAAAGGAGGACACATGAGTAAAAACGAAGAAGGACAACAACAAGAAGCCGAAGCAAATCCGTACAACAGAAAAAAGTCTTGGCATACAGAAGATGTAATGCCTAATGATTTTAATAATGCTGATACAGGTTTGTTTACACCGACCCCTGATGGTAAAGGAACAGTAACAAAAGCTAGTTTGAATAAAACCCCTGATGCTACTGAAGATAATACCTCAGCTACTACGGATAAGGTTCAAGAGTCTGCATTAAATGTAGAGTCTAACCCTTATAAAAAAGTCGATTATAAAAAAAGATATGACGACCTTAAACGATATTATGACAGGAAACTGGGTGATTGGAATAAAAAGGAAGACGACCTCAAAGTTCAACTAAGAGAGAATCGACCTAAATATACACCACCTAAATCAAAAGAAGAGCTAGATGCTTTTAAAAATGATTACCCTGATATATATGGAGTTGTGGAAACTGTATCGCACTTGCAATCTCAAAGTGAGATTAAAAATATGCAAGACGAGTTGGAAGGTTTAAAGAAAGCTAATCAAACTTTACAAGAGAGAGAAGCTTCACTTGAACTTTCAAAATATCATCCTGACTTTGAGCAAATCAAAGAATCTGATGATTTTCATAATTGGGCAGATGTCCAACCACAGGAAATTAAAAGATGGATTTATGAAAACAACTCTGATGGCACATTAGCTGCAAGAGCAATTGACCTTTATAAGAAGGACCGAGGTCTTGGAATTGATAAAAAAACCGAAAAGAAGAAACCTAAAAATGAAGGAGCTGATTTATTAGTTAAAACTAATGAGCAAACTCAGATACCTGATTCTAAGGAAGTAATCTTTAGTCGTTCTGATATAAGAAAAATGTCAGAGCAAGAGTTTATACAGTATGAAAAAGATATTGTAAAGGCTCAACGTGAGGGAAGAATTAGAGATTAATTCAACTTTCATTTTTTTTAACAATAACAATAAACAAAGGAGTAAATCATGGCAAAATTCGCTGGTGGTTCAACATATAACTTTGGATTAGGTGTAAGTGGTCAAACTAATGGTTTCTTTATACCTGAAGTCTATTCAAAGAAAGTACAAATAGCACTCAGAAAAGCTGCTGTTGCAGAAGCAATCTGTAATACAGACTACATGGGTGAAATATCAAGCTTTGGTGATACAGTAAATATTATCAAAGAACCTCAAATCGGTACTGCAGAGTACACAAGAGGATTAGCAGTAGTTTCTACTGCTCTAACAGACCAAGAGTTGGTAATGACAATTGACCAAGCAAGGTCTTTTTCATTTAAAATAGATGACCTAGAAAAAAGGTTCTCTCATGTAAACTTTCAAGCTGTAGCTGCAGATAATGCTGCTTATGCTTTAAGAGATAACATGGATGGAAATGTCTTAGCAGCAATCAATGCTGGAGCTGAAGATACAGGTGGTATCGTTACTGGACACGGAACAGTAGCAGCACCTATTGACATTGGCTTTACAGGAAGTAAAGTTGACCCTTTAAATCAAATGGCTAAAGCAGCTAAAGATTTAGATGTTAACAAAGCACCTGAAGATGGTAGATGGTTTGTAGCCCACCCTGAGTGGTACAATGCTCTATCAAACTCTGCATCAAAACTTTTATCAGTTGACTTTAATGCTGGTCAAGGTTCAATCAGAAATGGTTTAGTAGCAAGTGGTCTTCTAAGAGGATTCCAAATGTACAAATCATTAAACACATCAACTAATAACTTAGGCTCTTCAACACCTGCTGGTTCAACAACTGCACCTGTAGCGTTATTCGGACATATCTCAAGTACAGCTTGTGCGTCTGCAATGAACAAAGTTGAAACTGTTAGAGATACAGATACGTTCTCTGATATAGTTAGAGGCTTGATGGTTTGGGGTAGAAAAACATTAAGAAACGAAGTAACTGGTAGAATAATCTACGTTGCTAACTAATCTTAACTACAACAACTAATCTGATATGGGGGTTGAAATATACCCCCTATCACAAAGGAGAAATAGAATTATGATAGAAAAAATTAAAAACAAATTTCAACATTTTGTTAATGAACATAAAGTTGAAACAATCGCAGTTTTAGTAATTATAATTATTGCAATTATTATATAAATTATAACATAAAGGAATAAATATGCCAATGAGAAAAGCAATGCCAGGTGGTAAAGTTTCTAATAAAGGAAAATACAAACATGGTGGAAGAGTTAAAAAAGGTCATGGTGGTTCTATGACTATTATTATTAAGAAAAATAAAAAAAAGAAATAGATTACTATGGGTATAATGTCTTCACCTGCATGGACTCGTAAAGAAGGAAAGAATCCTAAGGGTGGTTTAAATGCTAAAGGTAGAGCATCATATAATAAGGGTAAAACAAAAACAGGTAAGAAAAGAAATCTTAAAGCACCTAGTAAAGTTAAAGGTAATAAAAGAAGAAAAAGTTTTTGTGCAAGGATGAAAGGAATGAAAAAGAAACTTACATCTAAAAAAACTGCAAGAGACCCTAATTCAAGAATTAATAAATCTTTAAGAGCATGGAATTGTTAAATGGCTAAAACTTATCTATCAATGGTTAACGAATTACTGGTTGAAATTAATGAACCTGAAGTTACAACTGTATCAGGAGCATTAGGAATACAGAAGTTTGTATCTAATTGTGTTAATAGAGCTTACTTTGATATAGTGGATTCAGTAGATGAATGGTCTTGGTTACATACTGCAGCACCTCAAAACGAATACTATGGTAATCATTTTGTTGAAACTGTAGCAGGAACAAGATGGTATTTAATGAAACCAGGTTCAGCTAATATAGATGCAGATTTTGATTCTGTTAATTGGGATGGTTTTACTTTAACTGAAGAAGGAGTTAGTGGAGAATCAGCACCCTTTACAATTAATAAATTAGCCTTTACTACTTTAAGTTCATGGAGAAGTAATTATGCTGCTACTGAAGAAGCTAACAAAGCTAATTCACAAACATATGGAACACCTGTTAGAGTATTAAGAAGTTCAGATGGAAGAAGATTTGGATTATCTCCAATACCTAATAAAGTTTACAGAATTTATTTCTTTGCTTACAATAGACCTACAGTTTTAGCTGCAGATACAGATACAGTTTTATTTCCTGAACAATACAAACCAGTTCTTTTAGCAAGAGCTAGATATTATATTTATCAATTTAAAGATAATATTGCACAATCGCAATTAGCTTTAGATGAATATAAAAAAGGATTACAAAACATGGCTGACCAATTAAATTCACCTCAACCTGAATATATGTCAGACGTTAGATTTACATATTTATATTAAGGAATAAATTATGCCAACACAAGGAGCTTCAATTACAGTACAAGGAGGCTTGGATTTAGTTTCAAGCTCTCATGCTTTATTTAAAACTCCTGGTGCAGCAACAGTTTTACAAAATTTTGAATCATCTACTACAGGTGGTTATAGAAGAATAAGTGGATTTGAAAAATTAGGAGGAGGTAGTGCAGTTATTCCTTCAGGTGTAAATACAGATGCCATTCATGGAATCAAAGGTTATGCTAATGGTATAATTGTAGCTCAAGGTGCTAATGCTTATTTTAGTACTACAGGTACTTCTTATCTTCAAATTAATAAAGATACTTTTACAACAGCAACTGGAACAGTTAGTATAACATCAGGTTCTGCTACAGTAACAGGAAGTGGTACTACATTTACTACAGAATTTCTTGTAGGTAATGATATTAAAATTGATAATAAATTTTATAAAGTATTATCTATTACAAGTAATACAGTATTAACATTAGATATAAATGCTTCTAGTACTGTAAGTGGTGCTTCTTTTTTTAAAAGTGGTATTGCATCAACAGCTTTAGCAGCAGCAACAACGATTCCAAGACCAAATCAAACTAATGTTCAATTTGCAAATTTTGAATCTCATGGTTTATATGGTACATTATATTTTGTAGATGGAAAAAACAAGATTGCTGAATTTTTTATTGATGATAATGACAATTATCATTTTGAAGAAGTAACTAGGTCTTCTCCAGTAGGATGTTCTTTAATAGAAAGATATGCTGAAAGAATAGTAGTTTCAGGACAAGCAAGTAATCCAAGTGTTGTTTACTATAGTACTAGATTAAAACCTTATGATTTTGAAGGTACTTCTGCAGGTTTTGTAGATGTTGGAGATATAGTAACAGGAATTAAAGTCTTTAGAAATAGCTTAATTATATTTTGTAAAAACAGTATTTATGAGTTGACAAACCTTGATTCTACTCCTATAATTAAATCAGTAACAAAAAACATAGGTTGTATAAGTGGTAACTCAATTCAAGAGATAGGTGGAGATTTAATCTTCTTAGCTCCTGATGGATTAAGAACAATTGCTGGTACAGCTAGAATTGATGACGTTGAATTAGGTTCTATTAGTAGAAAAATTTTACCATTAGTAAATGGAATAATTAATAACTTTGCTAATTTTACTATTTCAAGTATGGTAATACGAGAACGAAGTCAATATAGATTATTTTATTATCAATCAGGTCAAGCTACTTCAGGACAAAAAGGAATTATAGGTACATTTAAATATAGTGCTGAAGGTATTCCAGCTTTTGAATGGAGTGAGACTAAAGGTTTACCTGTTAAATTTTGTACATCTGATATTAATACAAGTGGTACAGAAGTATTACATCATGCAGAAGAAACAGGATTTATTTATAAACATGATTCAGGTAATAGTTTTGATGGTTCTAATGTTGTAGCAGAATTTCAAACACCTGATATGGATTATGGTGATAATGGTTTAAGAAAAAGTTTATACAAAGTAAAAACTAATATTGAACCTGAAGGAACACAAAACGATTTAAAATTAAGAATAAGATATGATTTTGAAAGTAGTGAAGTTCCTCAACCAGGAAATTTTAATGTTGGTAATTTAAGTTTAGCATCATTATTTGGTTCAGCATTATTTGCTGCATCAACTTTTGGAGCAACAACATTACCAAGTAAAAGTATATTAGTAACTGGAAGTGGTTTTTCTAATAACTTTAAGTTTTTCAGTAATGATTCAAACTCTCCATATTCAGTAAATGGAATGTTTGTTTCTTTTATAGCAGGAGGAAGAAGATAATATGGCAGGATATATTAGACAGAGTTCTATTAATGATGGCGATACAGTTACAGCAGCATTATTTAATAATGAATACAATCAACTATTAGCTGCATTTAATAATGCATCAGGACATAAACATGATGGTACATCAGCAGAAGGTCCAGTTATAGGATTAATTGGAGATGCTGGTCTTACAACTCCATTAAACAAAATTTTAATTGATACAGCAAATGACCATGTAGAATTTTATGTGGATGTATCAGGAACATCTACTCAACAATTTAGATTACAAGATGGAGCAATTGTTCCTATTACAACTAATGATATTGATTTAGGTACATCATCTTTACAATTTAAAGATTCTTTTTTTGATGGAACAGTTACATTAGATGGTTTAGTAATTGGTTCAGCAGCTTCTATTACAGATGTAGATACAGATTTAAGTGCAGTATCAGGAAATGATGATACAGTAGCTAGTGCTAAAGCAATTAAAACTTATGTTGATGCACAAGTAACAGCTAGTGATTTAGATTTTTCAGGTGATACAGGTGGTAATCAAGCAATTGATTTAGATTCACAATCATTAACATTAACTGGTGGAACAGGTATAGATACAACTGGTTCTGCTCAAACAATGACATTTGCAATTGATTCTACAGTTGCAACATTAACAGGTTCTCAAACATTAACAAACAAAACTTTAACTAGCCCAGTTTTAGATACTGGTATTAGTGGTACAGCTTTTAAAGATGAAGATAATATGTCATCTGATTCTGCTACAGCAGTTGCTTCACAACAATCTATTAAAGCATACGTTGATACTCAAGTAGCAACTATACCAACTGGAGATATTACTTCAGTAGTGGCTGGTACTGGTTTAACAGGTGGTGGTACATCAGGAGATGTAACATTAAATGTTATAGGTGGTACAGGTATTACAGCTAATGCAAATGATATAGCTATTGATGCAACAGTTGCTACATTAGCTGGTTCACAAACTTTTACTAATAAATCAGGTAATATATCTCAATGGACAAATGATGCAGGTTATTTAACTGCAGAAACAGATAATCAAACTTTAAGTTTTTCAACACCAACTTTAACAATTAGTAATGGTAATAATGTAAATTTAAGTGCATTAACAACTGGCTTAATTACAGCAAGTTCAACTGACACATTAACAAATAAAACTATTGATGCAGATGGTACTGGTAACTCAATTACTAATATTGAAGATGCTAATATTAAAACTGCAGCAGCTATTGATGCTACAAAAATTGCAGATGGTTCAGTAACAAGTGCAGAATTTCAATTTATTAATTCTTTATCATCAAATGCACAAACTCAAATAGATTCAAAACAAGCAACTATTGATGCATCTAATAGATTAAATGCAAATTTAATACATGATGGCTCAGTAGATAATACAGAATTTGGATATTTGGATGGCGTAACTTCAGCTATTCAAACTCAAATCAACACTAAACAAGCAACTATAGATTCGTCTAGTAGATTAAATGCAAATTTAGTAGGAGATGGTTCAGTAGATAATACTGAATTTGGTTACATCAATGGTGTAACTTCGGCTATACAAACTCAGATAGATGCAAAAGCATCAAATGGATTTGCTGTAGCAATGGCAATAGCTTTATAGTTGTTGACAGTTAAACAATAAAATGGTATAATTAGGATAATCTATGGCACAAGACTTCGAAAGATATTTACAACGAAACATATCAAACAACTCAGGTTCACCTACTACATTAAGAGCAGCAGCAGATTCTGATGATGCAATTATTGGAGTTAGATGTTCAAATACATCAGGTACATCTGTTAATGTAACTGTATATGTAGAAAATAGTTCAACTACTTATCATATAATTAAAGATGCACCTATCCCAAGTGGTGGTTCATTAGAATTAATTGATGGTGGTTCTAAAGTTGTTTTGCAAACAGGAGATGCAGTTAAGGCTTATGCTTCAGCAGCAACTTCAGTTGATATAATTACAAGTGTTGTAGATACTATCTCAGCATAATTTTAAGGAATAATATATATGGCATATGTTGGTAAAACACCTGCAGCAACAGCTTTAACATCAAACGATTTAGCAAATGGTATTGTCTCAGCAGACAAACTAGCTACTAATTCTGTAACTGAAGTTAAGGTAAATGCAGATGCTATTACAAATGCTAAAACAGAATTTACACCTGGATTAGTAATTAAAGGTGATGGCTCAAGTGCTGATGGAAAATTAACTTTAAATTGTAGTCAGAACTCACATGGTGTTTCTATACAAGGACCTCCACATTCAGCAGGACAAAGTTATACTCTTACACTTCCACAATCGATTACTAATGGATATTTTTTACAAACAGATGGTTCAGGTAATTTATCTTTTGCACAAGCAACTGAAACTAAACCAACAGTAGCAGATGTATCACAAACCATTGCACCAGCTACAGCTACCGATATAAATATTACAGGAACTAATTTTAGTGGTATTCCTAAAGTAGAATTTATTAAAACTACAGGAGCAGTTACAACTGCAAACTCTGTAAGTTTAACAAATGCTACTACACTTGCAGTAAATGCTACATTAGCAAGTGGAACATATTATGTTAGAATAGAATTAGATGATGGTAATGCAGCTAGAAGTACAAATGCAATTATAACTGCAAGTACAGCTCCTACATGGTCAACTTCAGCAGGTTCTATAGGAAGTGTTGCTGGAAATTTTTCAGGAACAGTTGCAACAGTTTCAGCATCTTCTGATTCAGCAATTACTTATTCTGAAACTACATCTGTATTAACAAATGCATCACAAGCAAATTGTGCATTAAATAGTTCTACAGGTGCAATTACGACAACAGATTTTGGTGGTAGTTCAACAACTGCTACAACATACACATTTACTTTACGAGCTACAGATGCAGAAGGACAAACAGCAGATAGAGAATTTAGTTTAACAA